CATGCCAAGGAACTTCCCCTGCATATGCCATTGTTTCTACAGCTGCTACCATAATTAAACTCCTTTCAACAACTATATTATTATTATAACACGCTTTGAGTGCATGTCAACCCCAAAGCAAAATTAAATTTCATATCTTCTAAGTTCACTTCTTATCATCTCAGAATAATGTCTTAACCAAGCTTTTGATTGCTTATTAAGATTATAAGCTGAATCATCTTGACACTTATTATCCATATAAGTAGCAATCTCTTTTAAATTTTCTAATGCTAATTCTTTATTTGTTTTCATACTTACCTCTCACTAAATCTAATTGTTTAATTTCTTCTCTACCTAAAACTAGGTATTTGTCTTTGTCTGCATCATAAGCAGTAAATGTATCATTAGGACCATTTGAAGATTCAAGATAACAATATCCTGTATTAGAACATATTCTACAATCTTCTAGTGTTTCATACCAACAATGATAACCTGGTTCAGGCATCTCAAACGATAGTCCAGCCAACACCATAGTCTTATGATCAAATATATCAAGTTGTTCCATTATACGCACTCCTCAACATATTCCCAAGCCAATACTGAATTCAAACCATACTTATCACAAATACCACTGAACTCTTCATAGTATTCACCATCTGGATACTGACCAGCCAACATAGCATTATAATTATTGACTAGATTTTTCATCTTAATTTTATCATCTTTTGAAATTTTATTATACATAATTTGTCCTTTCTTAATTATAATATTATTATACTATGCTTTAACACCAATGTCAAGGGTTAGATTTCATATTTTGCAATATGTTCTTCATAAATAGAATCTTTAACATAATTATCAGTAATGTCATTACCAATACTATTAACTAATCTAATTGAACCATCAAAATAATACATCAAAACCTGAACTAACATATCATAATCATTAGTTTCACTCATTTGTTTAACTATTTGCTTGGCATCTAAATCTTGATCTTTAGCCATTCTTTTAGCAGTAGATATCAAGTTGAAAGCATTTCCAGCTGGACCATCCATATTAATTGTTCTTAAATAAGTTTTCATATTTTGTCCTTTCTTTCTTAACTTTATGTCTTTATATTACTATGCTTTCATAACATTGTCAAGGGTTATTTGCAATTATTTGGTATTTTATTTGTGAATATACATTATATAACAATATATGTTTTACTATATAATGTATTAAGTCATAGTTAGGAGATATTATGGGTTATATTAATTCAATATTAATTTTGACAGTTATTCTCGTCAGTGCTGGGATGGGTATAAACTAAAAAAAAAGGGAACACGAAGTTCCCTTTTTTTACACTATGTAAGGTAATAATAAATACCCTACAATGCCAATCGCAATCCACATAGTTTACTCCATAGATATAACAACCCATTCACCATTCTCTCTACATGCAATACCTTTTTTGTTATTGCCTGTAACAAACTCTTTACATTTAGCTGTTTCTATTCTGTGAAGTTCTCTGGTTTCGTCCATTGACTTACCAACCTCACCACCAAGAAACATACCAAGTAGACCACCCGTAGCCATAGCATACGGATTATCTATTTGCATAAGTTTTGTAGAGAATACACCTAGAAAGGTGCCGACAGCCTGTCCAGCGTTCTCTCTGGACATATCAGCTGCCATTATTGGTGAACTCATTAGTAATAATATTAATGCTAATATTTTCATCATCTTTCTGTTACCCAACCTTCATCAGGACCGATAGATGGTACTGTTTCAATATATCTTTCTTTAGCCTGACTATTGAATTTGTCAGCAAGATTATCTAATTCAGTTTCAATATTAGACAATGATTGAGCTTGTTCTTGTTCCATCTTCTGTTCTACTTCATTAGATAATTCTTTGAAAGCATTCTTTGAACGAAGTTTGGCATAAACAGCTCTGTCTTTTCTCATTCTATTCATTATTATTTTAAGAGCTTCTTTATCAGAATACTCTAACAATACGAATGAACGATATTGTGTACCTGAAGGATATACTTCCATTTCTTTGACTTTGTAACCAGCCACATCAACAGATGCAATCACATTCTTTGTAACTCTCTCTAATTCATTTAGAACTGAAGAGTCAATATCAGTAGAACCAGTTTTAGCAATAAACTGTTTAGTCATACTATCAAGTTTACCATTGATCCTATCTGCAAGAACTGTTTTTGCATTCATTACTGCAATATCAGTTGCAAGTTGTAAATCTGGTGCGATTGCTGTACCAGAAGAATATATCATATTATCGTCTTCAGGTAAGTTTTTGTACCAACCAGGAATAACTTCTGATGTTTGTTTGATTTCTTCAATCTTCTGTTCTATCTCTGGTGTTTGTACCAAAGGTTCTACATCAACTTGTGTAGCACAAGAACCTAGAAATATCAGAGGTAAAATACTAAAGTACTTCTTCTGCATTTTCAATCACCTCCTCTTCATCAGATTTGAGTAGTTTTTCTTTTGACCAGTCAGATACATCTTTTATATCTTGACCAAATCCAGAAACAGTACCACACGACTGCGTCATAATAAGTAGAGCGGCAACTCCACATAAAATTAAAACATTAGTTATAATGCCTTTAGTTTTATTCATATATCACCTATTACATTGTTTAAGTTTAACTTCTTGTAATCCCAACCCTGGCATTACAACATTAATTGTTTCCATTGTACAATTAATTCTGGTATTTGTCAACGCCTGACAATTTAAATTCTTAGTTGATTCTAATTTCTCTGGTACTAGCTCTGATAGCAATCTTTCTTTTGCACGATTTACAGCATTCTGACAAGCCTCATTTTCAGACATATCAGGTGTAAAGATATAATCACTTGAAGTGTAATACCACTTACCTTCAACCTTTGCCTTAATTAACACTTTACATTTCTTAGTTTCTTGAAAGTATTCTGTTACTGTTCTATCAGTAACTTCTAAAGATTGTATCGTACCTTGAATGGTTGATACAGTTTGATTTTCATAATCACAGTTTGCAAAAGATATTGCAGGGACTAAACATAATATACATAATTTTTTCATTTTACACCATATGACTAAAGTTCCTAGTTTTTTCAAATCTCATTATACTTCTAAATTTATCAAATAGTGCATCACCTTTGTGACTTATTACAAACACATTCTGGTCTTTAAAAGTATGTAATATTTTTAAGAAATCATCAGTACCAGTACCATCTAAACTACTATCAAATATCTCATCAAGTATTAGTAAATTAGTGTTTGTAGAGTTTTTCATCTTTGCAACGGCCCTCCAAGTGAACAGTAATGCAAGGTCAATTCTCATTTTCTCACCTTCACTAAATGATGAATAACTAAATTCATCTCTATGTCTGGACTTAATAGTTTCATTAAAATTATTATCTAGTGTAAAGTTAACATAAAAATCCATACTTGTCAAGTACCCATTGATTAATTTATTCATAACAGGTAAATACTTGTTGATTACTTTAGTTTTGATACCTGTATCCATTAACATATTTCTTGCAACATCTACATAAAACTTATCTTCTCTTAACTTAGATATCTGCTCTTCTTGCATCTTTAATCTTTCAGATAATCTTGTTAATTTTATTTTATCTTCTTCTGATACTTCACCTTTCTTATAATTTTCTATAAGTTTACTTTCTTGTTCTATGAGTCTTCTTAATGCAGATATAGATGCTGATATCTTAGCAACTTCAACTTCTTTCTCTCTAATTTGTTTTGCAAACTCATTCATCTTATCCTTTTCAGTTTCTTTTCCTTTTAATTGACTTTGTAGTTTTTGTATACCTTCTTTTAATTCAGCTATTCTATTTGTTTTTTCTTTTATTTTTATTTGTTTTAATTCTTCATCTATTGTTTGTGTGCAAGTTGGGCATTCATCATTTTCTGAAAAGAACTTTCTTTGTCTTTCATTTTCATCTATTCTATTTGAGAGTTGTGCTTCCATTTTGTGAAACTCTCTAATCGTATTTAATATTTTATCTTTTCTAGCTAATTCTGGTTGTGCCGATTTTATTTCTAGTTCTATATTTTTTTTATTTTGATTTTCTTTTTCTAAAACATCTTGGCTATCATTAACCACAAGTTGTTTTTCTTCTATGATTTTAACCTTGTTCTTTTTTATATCTTCAATATATTTTGTTTGTAAATTTATCTTTTCTCTTGTTAATTTAAATTCATATTCTATAGATTTAAGTTCTTCAGATATTTCTTTTACTTTGTGTTTCAATAAAAAGTTCATCAAAGAAAATATCTTAATATCTAAAATATCTTCCACAACTTCTCTTCTATCTTTACTTCTTAATTGCATGAAAGGTACAAAGGTTGATGAACCTAATATTACAACCTGTGTAAATGAACGATAATTTAATTTAAGTATTTGTTGTTCTAATATTTTTTGAGTATCTAATGCACTGGCATCTTGATTCATCATTCTGTCTTCACAATATATTTCAAACCTATTTGGTTTCATTGCTCTAACAATTTTGAACTTTTTCTTTTGTATGATAAATTCTAACTCAACTTCAGTACCACCAAGGTTGATAGAATTAATTAATTGTGTTTTACTTACTTGTCTGAATGGTCTGTTGAACAAAACAAAACATAATGCATCTAGAATGGTTGATTTACCTGAACCATTCTCACCGATTATTAATGTTGTAGGATTTCTATCTAATTCAACTTCTGTAAAATAGTTACCAGTAGATAGAAAATTCTTCCATCTAACCTTCTTGAATATTATCAATCTTTATATCACTCTCAGTTTCAATAACAACTCTAGCACCACAAGGTAGAATTGGTTTATCATTGCCACCATAAAATAATTTAGATGGACCTAGTATTTCAACACTATGACAATATGTGTTCTTACGACCTTCTTTGATTGTAATCACAGCTTCATTGGTTCCGTGTTTTTTATTTGCACGAATTTTGTGTTGATTGATATGTATGTATTTTTTTGGCATAGGTGATTATATCACAATATTTATAATTGTCAACCCTAGTCATTTACTATTAAATTAGTAACAATAGTTATTCTCATTTCGTCATTATATGACTTATCTACTTGATGTTCTAAGTAAGATGGTATAATTATCATATCATCTTCTGCTGTTAAAACAAAATGTTTTTCAGAAAATATTGAGAAGTCTATTTCATTTATTCTAGGTTTAAATTTAGGTTTAATATGATGCAAACTTTTAGCAAACATACTAGGATTTCTAAATGTAGTTGGTTTATGAACATCTTTATTAAACTTTATATAATGAATACAAGAATAGTCTGCAACTGGTAAATGATTATGTGGTGCCATATATTGAGAACCTTTAGTTGCAACGATATTATCTAAACTATATTGAAAACTTTTAAATTGTAATTTTTTTATAAGTTCAGTAAATGTATTATTGTAAACATCTGTTAGTTTATCTAAAACTGGTTTATCGTAATCATCATTGTCAAAATCAGCATATGAATGATGTATATCACTATTACTATCAAACTTATTTCTATAACTATTTTTTTGGTAATTTTTTTCTACAATATCAATTATACTTTGTTTATTATATAAGTTTGGGTCAATATGAAATTTGTAAATCATTGTTGGAAACAATGGTATGCTGTCAATCCTCATCTTTACATATACCCATAACTAAAGATAAAAACATTTTACCAGGTGGTGCAATAATTCTAATACCAGCATTAGGTGGCATCACTATAAAACTCCCTTCTTTCAATGGTAATTTAAATATACCTTTATCACCTGTTTGAATATCAAGGTCAATACAATCTGGTGAACAACAAGGTACATATAACATTCTATAATGTGACGGAACATCTGTTGCTCTATTTAAATCTGCTTGAACAACATAATATTTGCCAAAACCTACATCTTCTAATAACTTCATTAGTTTGTCAAGTATTTTATCAATCCAAGGATGTTCTGTGACATCTGCAAATTGTTGTTCTGGTGTTAATACATTTTTAGCTATATCTAAAAATTCTTCGTGAAAAGACAATGCTTGTGGATGTAGAAGGGTCTTATCATTTTTGTTTCGGTTTTCACCAATCCAGATAGACCCTTTTGGATGTATATCTTTTATTTCACTAAATTTTATCAATTAGTTATCCTCTTGGTATGTGTGGGTGTATATTTTCTGATACCAAGCGTTTGGACATCCTTTACAAAAAGTATTCCATAATGCCATTGTAAACATATAACATACCCAAACTATTAAAAAACAAAAACAAGAATAAATCATTATATCACACAACTTGCTAAATAATTTTTTAAATTTCCATATTACTTGCTTCAACATACAACCCCTTTAACATAGTTTTGAGTCTGTTTTTATCAAGATTATTTACATCTAAATCATCAACATAACTATCTAATAAAGTCATAGTGTCTTGAGCATTCTCTATAATTTCATCTTTAACATTTTCTGCTTTTAAATCAGAAAAATCTTCAATGATTTTGACATCATGCGCCATTGATTCTGTTAAAACTTTATCTACAAATCTATCAAACTCGTATAAATCTTTTTTATTTACAACTATAAGCTTGACAAACTTATCTTTTAAATCTTCTATTTGGCTATAATTAAATTCTTTTCCATTTGTATCATCATAATATACTTTCTTATAAATCACATATGGATTCAATACTCTTTCTAGTTCTCTTGTTTCTGTATCAAATATGTGAAAACCTTTTGGGCATTTATCATCATTCCAATATATTTGATATGGTGTACCCAAATAAAATATGTGGCCGTCATCAGATTTTTTGTGAAAGTGACCAGAAAAGGTCATATCAAATTTATTAAATATACTTTTATCCATACCAGTTTCAGAACGCATATTATGATTCATTTCAAAACCTTTAATTTCTAAATGTCCCATAGCAAGTGTTGCTTTACTGTTTTTCATTTCTTCTAAAGTTCTTTGATAGTTTGAAGAATTAATCCAAGGTATAAAAAATATTGGTACATCATCAAAAACTACATCTTGTGCTTCAGAATATATCTTTATGTTATCATAACGACCACCAATTAACTCATCAAGTGAATTCACTTCATTTGTGTTCTTAAAGTATGTATCGTGATTACCTACTATCATATGCACATTAATATCACTCGTCACAAAAGTTTCACAAAACTTCTCTCTAAAATCTTTTGCAATCTTATATGATACAAACTTTCTTCTATCCATTACATCACCTAAATGAATACAAGTTTTAATATTATGTTCTTTTAAATATGGGAAAAATATATCTTCATAGAATCTGAAGAAATAAGAGTTAAATTGTTCGTGGTCATTTCGTGCACCGAAATGAGTGTCAGTAATCAATGCTATTTTCATAATCTAGTCTATAAAACCTTGTGCCTTTAAATATTTTCTATTTTGTAAATGATGTTCTTCAATCTGTTGTTTAGATTGTCCTGTGTATTCAACACCTATGTTGTGTTTAATCATATATTCAACTATACCCATTTGTCTATCTTCTTCACCATCATATATCTGAAAGTCACCAAGTATTCTACCAAACTTTCCTGACTTATCTTTATATGTTATTAGTGTTTGAGTTGAACCCACTGGCAAGAATCCTTCCACACACTTTTTTGCGTACAGACCAGCTTTCTTTTCTTCCAAATCTCTTGTTCTTGATTCTGGTGCATCAATGCCAACAAGTCTGACTCTTTCATTGTGTATCCAAGTACCGAAACCCAAATCAATGTCCACATCAATAGTGTCACCATCCACAATCTTGACGATTTTACATTTATATTCATACATATTCTTTCCTTATACCAATGAAGAAGTACCATTCTTAGAATTTATATAACTAACTAATTCTGTATATCCACCTATGTGTTCGTCATCATACCATATTTGTGGCACAGTTTTATAACCTTGTTCAGTAATAAATTCTTTAGATTTTTTATCTTCATCAATATATATTTTTTCAAAAGGTAATTTGTTTATAGACAAAAGTTGTTCTGCCCTTTGACAATATAAACAAGTTTTTGTTGCATATACCTTATACATTTACTTATTCTTTTTTAAATGAGCATGTAGTTCATCAACTAAAGTATCTTTAGCAAATCTTCTATCAAGCTCTATACCGTGTTTTCTACCAAACTTTTCTAGTTCAGATTTTGTCATCATTAATAATTTTGATTTACTAATAATGGCTTTTGGTTTTGAACCAAACAGATTTTTAATAAAACTAAACATTATTTTTTCCTTGTTTTTAATATAAGTTTAATATGTTTTCTTTCAAGTTTTTTGGCCTTTTTTAGTTTATGTTTTGCAAAAGCCTTTAACAATCTTAACCACACCTCTTTTAATTTATTTATCTTTTTCTTCATAAAAATTCTCTAAACTCTTTTTAGTTTCTTTTTTCTTTGAGGATGCAGCTTTATATACATCACCATCTTGAGGTAACATATTCTTTTGTAGATAATCTAAATATTGATTACCATAATTTGTATCATCTAAAGGATTCTGATCAAATGTAGGCATCATACTTCTTTCTATAATTTTATGTTTTGTATGTGTTTGCTTCTTTTCTTTTTGTATTCTACGAATAAAAGCATAATAAATTATTTGTGTAAAGTATGAAAATGGATTCTTAGATTTCTCTGGATTGAAGTTGTTCACATACTGTAAGCAATTTTCTATTCCATCCCCTATCATTTCCTCTTTAAATGTGTAATTAATAAAGTTAGGGCGATAAGATAAATGCTGAGCAATCTTTAAAAAACATTCACCTATATAATCTGTTACAGGTGGTATCTCTTCACCTGCTGATTCAGCCTCTTTTACTTTCTCTTTCCATGCAGAGATAGCTTCTAGAAACTGTTTATTATTTACATAATGTTTTGCTGCTGCAGCCATTTAAATATCCTTTTAGCTAAAGTATCATACTTATTACAATATGTCAATTGCAAACTAAATGTTTTTTAGCATTGACAAGTGATAAACTCGTTGGTATAATATTCTTGTATTCCATTGGAGTTAATGTTCTGTTTCTTCATAATCATATGGTGTATTTTGAAATTGTTCAATTAAATCATCTAAATCAATATCTTTCTTAGACCTTACTTTTTCTTCATCATCTTTTTTTGTTTTATAATTATAATCTTTATCTGTATATTTTGATGCATCATCAAACTCTTTATACCTTTTAATTACATATTCATAATATTTACTTAAACCTTCTGAAACTGCATAATGCACAATTACTTGGTTTTTATTTATAGCAAAAGTGTCTTCTTTGGTAAATGTTGCCCATCTTCTTAAAGCAAGATTTTCTTCGTATTTACCATCTTTATTCATAGTGTCAACTGTAACCATTTTCAAAGGTAATGACACTTTAAAATAACCTGAATCTAAATTACTTAACATACAGATAATTTCATCACCATTGATGAGTTTAAATATTCTATATGATTGTTTTATTTCAGATAGTTTATTCATTCCATTTTCTCAAAGCTTGTGCTTTAGGTATCCAATCTTCTGGTGGCTGTTCAAAATTAACATTTTTAAAGTCAACCTTTTCCCAGAAGTGATTAAATAGCTCTTCTTCATTCACTCCTGCTACTGCAAAGTTTTCATACATTTCAGCAATACTTTTTTTTACTTTTTCTTTATTGTATTCAACTAATCTTTTATAGTCGTACATCTCTTTGAACTTTTCATAATCTTTTTTTGATATTGTCATATATTAATCCTGTGTATAGTATAGTCAAACTGTTCTTCGTTATAGATATTTATTCTTTCCATAAAGTGGCGTAATGTAAAGTTTTGTTTACCTTTGTATGTTAAATCATCAGCAATATCAAATAACTTACACATTTCTTTATTATCATTTAATCTTAAACCTCTACCTATAGATTGTAACACTCTTATTTTACTTTTACTTGGACTACTGAATATTATATTATGTAGATTTTTAATATTAATACCTGTAGAAAATGTACCATAAGATGCTACAATAACAGCATTATTTGTTTTTTCTGATATCTCTCTGATCTTTTCTCTATCTAATGCATCAACAGAACCACTTACAAAAAATACATTTTTGTCTTTGTATTTTTGTTTTATTGTATCATACAAAGGTTTACCATGCTTTTCAACAAATTGATATAACACTAAAACATTTCCCTTGACATTACCTAATAAATTAGTTATAAAGGACAATCGTTTTTTGTGTGTCACAATGTAATCCATTTCATCTGCATATTTTAAATTTTTAACATCCTTACATTCATCTTCTTTATACCCTAAAATTAAACTATCAATTTTTAAATTGGCAAGTGTTTTCTTTTCAATTAATTCTTTTGTAGATATAACTTTATTTACAGTACCAAATAAACCTTCTAGTACAAGTCTATGTGTTTGTAAATCATCAAGTGTTCCTGTTAGACCAAAACGATATTTACATAAATGCAATTTTGACATTATACTTGTTAATGATTTCGCTTTAAATAAATGTGCCTCGTCACCTATTACACAACCAAACTGCTCAAAATATTTTTTCGGAAATTTGTATATTGATTGCCAAGTAGAGATGACAACATCTTTGGTAACTTTCTTATCGTGACCAGAATATATTTTTTGTATATACGCATCTAACCAACCATAATCAATAAAGTCAGTTGCCATTTGTTCTACCAAACTTGTAGTCGGAACTAGTATCAAAGTTTTAAGATTCTTTTCGTGACACCATCTTGTCAAACCATAAATGATTAACGATTTACCAGATGCAGTAGGACAAACAAGAAGACCACGACATTTTCTGGTACCAAAAAGAATACTAGAAATTTGATAATCACGAGCTTTGTATGGTATTTTAAGGTGTTTAATAAATGATTTAACTGTAGACTCATCTATATCCTCGGGTTTAGCATTGAACTCTAAACTGTATTCAATGTCATTTCTTTTACAGAAATCTCTAATATAGGGTAACAATCCCAAATAGATTTGTCCTGTAGCAATTGAGAATAGTCGTATTTTTCCATCCCATACTTTATTTCTATATGCGGGCATAAATTTTGCACCAGGGACTTCAAAGGTAAAATACTCTGAGAGCTCTCTTGCGATATGTGGTTCAGTTGTAATCTTTGCATATACTTCATTTTTTTTCTCTATCTTCATAAGGTACATCTTCCTTATCTAGTTCTGGCCACTTACCCTCTTTATCTCTTTGTCTATAATTTAATTCTGCATCAGCTTCACTAGCAGCTCTCACTTTATTCATATCTTTAAAATCGTGAGAAACACCAAGTGCTGGTCTAGAGTCAAATTTACAAAAATCAGCGTACGGGCCTTCTTGATTTACATAATGTAAGAACACTTGAGTTTGCCAAGCACCTTCAGGAACTTCAAATGCTTCTCTCCAATGTTCTATTTCACAACCTCTATATATGACACCATCACCAGGTTCCATTGGTATCATCTTTCCTTTTGTACCTCTCTCACCATTCTCGGGTCCTACATGCATACCCCAATTATAATCTTTTTTATCTTTGTAATCATAACCTAAACAACAGGTTATTGATATTTCACAAGATGGTCTATCCTTATGCCTTTTTAACATATCACCTGGTTTATATAATCTATAATAAGAATATGTCGGCCATAATTTTAAACCAGTCCACTTTTCCATATGTGGTGTACTAAACTTTAATAATGTTTCCATAAGTGGGTCGCCATAAACACTATGACTGCCTGGAATCTGAGCACTTTCCGCTTCTGGTTGAAACATTCTCACTCTATCAAAGTGTGAATACTGACTTGCAATCTTTGCAATCTCTTTAGGTATCATCTCTTTGATTAGAATATATTTCTTTTCTTTAAAAAATTTTACTGTATCAATCATTTGAACATCTTCCCTAAATTCCAAATAACTAAAGAGTATCTTGTTCCTTGAGTTACGGGTGTTACCTGATGATGAATAAAAGAAGGAAACACAATTATTGAACCTCTAGGTCTTATTTCTTTACAGAGGTGATATCTCTTTCCCCCTGCGTGTGGTCCTAAGTCAAACTTTAAATCACCACCTTTATAATGTTTTGGATTAGTCAAGTTTACTGTTACAGAAAGCTTTCTTGTTTTCCAAAACTGATTCGGATTATCAACAAAACCAGGTGCAGGTACATACCTTTTTACACCTTTAAATTTACCATCTCTATATGTTTCATCAAACTCTAATTCTTTACCTTCATCATTTTTGACTATTACATATTCACCTTTTTCATCTTTTCGTCTTTGTTCTTTTACTGTAGGGTCAAAAGGTATGTATGGTCTTGTTCCACCATCTGTATGCCATGCATAAAACATACCAGGATGATAAACAGTAAATTGACAAGTTTCAGAAAAATCCCATTCAAAGTTCCAGCCTGCTTTTTGATTTGCTTCGTGTATAAATGGGTGAATCAATTCATAAATCCATTTATCTGCTAACCATCCAACTTTAGTATCTCTTACATATATATCTTCGTCTTTGATACCTTTTTTTCTTCTACCTTCATTAGTTAAGTTATTTGCAGCTATACTTCCAGCATTAGATACCTCACCACCTTTTTGTTTAAAGTCAAAAGTTGTAGCATCTGTTGCTTTTTTCCCTGCTTTTTGTTCTGTGAGAGTCATATCAGACAACCCTCTTTCTATAATTGCATTACATTGTTCATCTGTTAAGGCCGATTGAAACCAATAGTAATTAGTATCTACTATACTCATAGCGCACCCTCCGTATATTTTATCCAAGTAGTAATATTTCTTAATTGAAAACCACGGTTATGTAAATTTTTAACAATGTGTTCTAGATATCCATTTACGACTTTTAAATAATCTAATTTAGATTGTAACCTAATTAAGTCTTCGTCTGATTCTAAATATGTTGGAATGTCTTGTCTGAGTATTTTAAGTTCAAATGGTTTTTCAGATTTACCTGAATAATATTCCCATTTCTCTTTTTTAAGAATTTTCATATCAGTTTCAGCCTTACTTAACATAAGTCTAAAATTCGTATATAATTTTAAATATTTGTTTAACAAAGCAGGACTTCTAGCTTCCTCAACATTGATGTTTGTTTCATCAATCTTTGAATCTTTGTCAAACATTTCTTGTATTGTTTTTAAATCCATAGTGTATTATATATCATAATTAATAAAAAGTCAATGCACCTATTATAAATCTTGAAATTTGTATAATTGGTATTGAAATGTTGCTTGTGCTGTCATATACTGTACATCACCAGCATCGTTAGTGTAATTTAGACCAGACAATGCAACAGGATAAACATTTGAAAACAATACATTTAATATAGGATTGTTTTTGTTTGATAGTAAAGTTAAAGTTGCATCAGAGTACATAGAAGTGTCAGGTGTTCTAGCCTTTGGAGTATCTGAACGATTTGGTGTTACAGTATTACTAAAAGGCATTCTATCTACATTTTCTTCTCTAAAACTTTTAAATTGTTGTCTATCTTCAGGAAAACCTATTGCTGTAATCCAATTATGTAACTCTCTATAGTTTTCTAGTTTTTCATCTACTATAAAAGTTATCTCTAAATTTTCATAAGTTACTTTATCAGGTAACACAGGAATATTTTTAAAAGGTGTAGGAAATACTGCTTCACCCATATTGATACCTGGAACATTACAGGCCTGTGTGAAGAACTGAACTTTAGGTAATTGAAGAATAGAAAACCTATACTGCGATGGTGCAGCATAATCAATTACATCAGGTTGTCTATTTAGTGCATTTAACTCTGTCATACTATTATTTATAACAAAAAAAAGGGGACCAAAGTCCCCTTTTCTGTGGTGTGGTAGATTGTGATTACATTAAGTTAGCGACTTTAACTCTTCTGTAATATTGGTTAGTTTCTTTTGTAAATGCAGTATTTGAAGAACCTGCATCGTTGTTGTCAGCTAGAGCACCAGCGTCTACAGCGAACGGGTTATCAATCATACCATATCTAGTTTTGAAACCGATTTTTGGTTGGAAAGTTTGCTCACCAACTGCTCTCACCATTTGTAGTGGAACATATGGGCAATAGAAAGTACCAGCATCATAAGGTGAAGTACCTTTATATCCAACAACATAGTATTGACTAGCAGCAACATTTGCAGCATATGGGTCAACAAATACTTTGTATCTGCCGTTTAATACACCAGCGAAAGTTGTTTGAGTGTCATCTACATTTAAGTTGTTGTTTAATGCAGGAGTGTAATCTAAGATTCCAGCCATTTGAAGAGCAGATGCAACATCAGCACTTGTTAGAATGATGTTACCTTTTCCTCTTCTTGTTTTTTGACCGATTGCATTTGCATCTCTTTCAATTTGGAACATTAGGCCTTTGAATTTTTCAACAGACCATCTACCATTAGAGTCTGTATCTAAGTCAAAAGTACCAGCAGTTGTTGTGTTTACAGCAGCACCTTCTACGGCAGTTCTGTAAACTCTTCTTACTACTTCTCTGTTAATTTCAGCAAGTATTTCAGAAGAAAGGATGTTTGCAAGTTCTGTTTCTGCATCAAGACCGTGAATTGCTTTTAAGTCTTGTGCAAGTTCCATAGTGTATTCAGCTTTAAGTGCTCTTGACTTAGCTGTAACAGTTGATTTCTCAATAGAGAAAGCCATTTCAGCAAAGTTGTTTTGAGAACTGTCACCTAATGCTTCAGCCTGAGCAGTAGTCATACCTTGTGTGAAAGTATAGTTACCTTCTGGTGAATCATTTAGTACACTTGGGTTAGTTCCTTGTTGTGCAGATGATAGTGAAGATGATGCGTTATCTGCAGAAAATTCTGAATCTGCTTCATCTACTAATGCTTCTGCACCAGACTGGTCATTAAATCTTGAACGCATTGCGAAAATTAAACCAGTTGGGCCAGTCATTGGTTGCACACCACAAATGTCATATGCAATCAAGTTTGGCATAGCTCTTCTAACTAGGGAAATTAAAATTGGATCCCAGTTAGCCATTGGGTTAGAACCACCAGCAGTAGCGTTGATTGGTGTACCCTCTGACAAGAAAGCGGCATCTTCTCTAAGTGCCTTTTCTTGGTTTTCTAAAATAACGGTAGTAACGGCTCTTCTATATGCATCGTTGATTTTTGGCAAATCAGGATGGTCTAGAACGGGCTGCCACTTCTCTTGTAAATGTGTTGTTTGAAACATTAGTTTCTCCTTATCTTATTTACTATATTTATCTATTAAGTGTTTTTTGCCCTTTTGTGGGTTTTTTGAATTGCAGCCATATATGCCGCCATTGCATCTGAATCTACTGGACCAGATTGCTCTGTTTCAGTTTCTTCTGATAACACCTCTTCAACTTTTTTCTCTGAAGGAAAATAAGACTCTTTCAAAGTATCAAGTTTTTGTTTAAAGGACTCTTCGCCAGAGAACTCAACATCTTTTGTCAAAGAAATAAATTTTTCTTTTTCAGTTTCAGCTAAGTCATTGGTTGCGTCAGAAATTAATGATTCTCTTACAAGTTCACCAATTCTAGATTTAGAATTTTTATCTTCTTCAATCTTTTCATTTAGTTTACCTTTAAGGTCTTCAATTTCTTTTTCCTGAGCCTCAAGAATATTATACTTCTCATCAGGAACATCAATGTAGTGGTCTTCAAACAATTGCTTTAGACCTGAAATGAAATCTTCAGCGATTTCACCTTTAAGGCCTCTTTCAATTGCAAGTTGATTTTCTTTTTTCCACTCTTCAGTAACATAGTTAAGATAAGAGTCAATTTTGTCTACCATATCTTCTTTTTGTTCTTCTAGTGTTTTCTGATTCTCTTCTTTTAATTGAGCCTCAATAGATTTGATTCTAGATGAAACAGCTGCTTCAAAAATAGTTTCAGCTTTAGATTTAAATTCATCAGAAAAATCTTCGCCTTGTAACAATGCTTCAACATCTTCTTTAACAGAATGTGTTTTTGATTCGTGTTCACCTTCCATTTTTTTGTCATACATTGCTTTGACCATTTTTTCTTTAGACCCCATATCCATTTCTTTAGCATACATAGCATGTAGGTCTTCTTTTGAATGTTTCATCATTTCTTTTTTGTAAGTTTCGTATGTTTCATCAACATCATCTTCTTCAGCTTTTACTTCTTTGTCTGCATCTTCTTTAATCTTATCAGCAGGCTCAGAAGCTACAGCTGATTTTGATGCATCAGATGTATCTTTTTTTACTTTTTTTGCTGCATCAGGCTTTCCAGCTTGATTAGCATCTTTAGTCGGTGTTGGTCCACCCACATCTTCTGGTTCCTCACCACCCTTCATTTTGGGCATTGGGTCGGCCTTACCGCCAGTAGAATCTGGTGATTTTTCTTGAAGTCCGTTAGCCTCATCTAATTCAGCAACGACTTCTTGTTCCAACTCCTCAATAGTCTTATCTAATTCTGACATTGGGGATTCTCCTATATTTTATTATCATTATTATTTATAGTTTTATAACTTTTTAAGAAACTTTGCGAACGCTAAAGCCTCCACATTAGGAAGTTTTTTACGAACGCTCTCTTCTACAGTTTCAACTATTTCTTCAAGCTCGACTTCTTTAAGAAGTCCGTTATTCCAAACCCATTCTTTTCCTTCCATTATTCCGTTAACGAATGCTTGAGGAGCAGAAGGGTCTGCCACTATGTCGGCTGCTGCAGCTAACATAAAATCGTCTTTCACATAATTGGCACCATTCTTTTGTTCTAAAGAACCCATACCTCTTGAAGATACACCTAACATGCCACCTTCATTCATTATGTTTTTAACAATCTTACCCATTGGTGTTTCCATAATCTTGGCTTCACCGATAAAATTGCTACCTTCTCTTTTCAGAGATGTTACCATATGAGATACTCTATCTAAATTTACAGTAGGACCTTCAGGATGACCAAGTTCACCATAAGCTCTATTTTTTTCTATAAATTCTTTATTGTATCTTTTGATTTCTTTTTCTAATACTTCTACAGGATATACTCTACCATTACGGTTTTTGATATCTCCTTGCATAAATATACCTTCAATCTTATAATTCTTTTCACCTTTATCGTCTTCTTCTGCAAGAAACTTTACATTCTCTAATGCCTCAGATATTAGTTTCATAGTTTTATCCTATTTTGAATTAGTATAACCTTCTACTTTTTTAAGTTTTAACATAATTGTTGTAGCTGCACTTGATGTAATTCTTATATCACCAGTGTAACCAGATGATTTAGGATTTTCAAGTGTGAACCCTGAAGTATCGGCAAATCCCCACGATGCATTACCATAAAGAGTAATCATATCATCATCTGTAGTTGCATCAAATGTAAATAATGCAGAGGTTGCAGCAGCTGCACTTGACATTTTGATTGCAGCAATATTTACTACTTCTTCACCTGTACCAGCATTACCAGACAACGAACCAGCCGTTACGGCTACTGTATTTGATTCAGCACCTGAAGCAGAACAAACGATTAATGTTTCGTGATCAGAATCTTTTATTATTTTTGTGCTCCAAGCCATTTTTTATTTTCCTATCGTTAACATTTCTTTTTCAAAGTATGTCATTAATTCTTTTTCTGTAACTTTATGTTTTTTTGAAACAAAAGTTATATTGCGTTCAAAACTATTTATAAAATCTGATGAGTTAGAGTCCATTTTTTTGAATATTTCGTCAACTGCCTTCTTCATTTTAGGTGATAGTTTACGATATTCTGAACTCTTTTTGTGCTCATCTTTTTCTACAATATTAGTATAGAAGCTATCAAACCTCATCAGTTTCCTCTGGTTGATCAGGTATATGTTTAGTTACCATAGCTTTTGCTTGAACTTGTCTTTCTTTTTCTAATGCTTGACCTACTTTGTCAGACATTATACTTTTAAAATCAGACTCAGCATCTATATTGTTTTGATTGTCAATATTGTCTATCATAGACTTAATTTTTTCATTACTCATTAATTATCTCCGTTATCTGAGGGTGGTGCACCGTCATATGCATCTAAATCGTCACCAGATATTGGTGAACCATCAATAGATGGATATCTAGTTACGCCATCTGTGTCTTGTGGTACACTTACTCCACCATCTGAAGTATCCATACCTGCCTCTTTATTCATTTCATCTTTCATTGATTCAATTTCAGAATCTGTCATTCTTAACACATTTTGTTGTACCCATTTTTTACTATAAAAAGTACCAACATAATTTTCAATCTGACCTAACATATCAAGTCTTTCTTTAATTAACTCAGCTTCTTTAAGTTCACTAAAGTTATTATCTTGTAAATAATCATATTGAATATGTTCTTTTATATCATGCCATTCTTCGTCTGCAATAATACCTTTAAGGACAAGTTGTGTTCTAAGAATATCAGAAAATAAATTAGAAAACTTTTTACGCAGTCTACCAATAAACTTTGTAAATTTTAATTCATCTCTTGTAATCTCTGTTGATCTACCTAATGAAAAGTTTTGTTCTGCTTCTAGTCTTGAGATAGGAACATTTAATGAACGATATAACTTTCTTTGAAAGTATGTAATATCATCTATCTCACCTAAGTTTTGTCCACCAGGTAAAGTTGTAATCTCTGTACCACGACCACCTTCTCTTCTAGGTAACCAGAAGTCTTCTAACATAGACATATGGTTTCTATCATCACGAATTTCACCAGTAGATGCATCATATACTAGTTTGTTACGATAGCGATTCATTACATCTTTTAAATATTGTTCTGCTTTAATTTTAGGTAAATTACCTACATCAATGTAGAATATTCTTCTTTCAGGTGCTCTTGATATTCTGTAAATAACAACAGAATCTTCAATCATTCTTAATTGATTAACAGGTTTGATTGCTTTATTTAAATAAGATAAAACTGTGCCCTTACTCATATCTATTAAACCAGAAGGACAATATGCAACAGAGTCTTTTGTTAACTTAACACCAGTTGAAGTATTATCAAAGTTAACACCTGCCGGACTATAAAGGTAATATTCTTTTACACCTTTTACAATTTCTATCTTTGCATTACTACCAAGTTTTTTATCAACTTCTCTAACTTTTTTAATTTTTCTAGGGTCAATATATCTTAGTTGCATTAAACCCCTTTTTGGATTTTTAGGGTCTAATATTTTATGATAGTATATTCTACCATCAACATACCATCTACGAAATATATCGTGAGCTTTTCCTTCAAAGTCTAATAATTTGAGAATGTTATCAAACTCTTCTCTAATCTTTCTTTTTATACTTTCGGAAACTTTTAAATTGTCAAGAACAAGAGAAACAGCAGCATCTCTTTCGTTAGATGCAATTGCTTCGTTTATGATATCTTCTATTGCACTATCACATTCAGGTTGTATTGCAATATCACGATATCTGCGAATCAGGTCGTCTTCTGTTCGTGAACGACCATCTAAATCCATAATGGAAGAATAGAAACCACCACTGACAGCGTCAAATGTTCCGTCATCAGTTGATGGTTCTACAACAGTTTGGATGTTCTCTTTTTTTCTTTTGATTTCAAAACCAAAGAATTCAGCCATAATCTATAACTCCTTTTATACTATTTATAGAGTTATAAATTGATGCCTGAAACTCTGAATGTATCATATCTCCAAGTGATTTCAAATTCTTCAATGGAATCATTCGTATCATAAGCCAATTCAATCGCACCAAGTGATTGAGGAAAACAACCCTCAAGTGTGTATTGGTGTAGTACAGTATCATCTCTATCTAGTTGTTGGATAATCATATCAACTCTATAATCAGCAGGATTTGTTGCACCTGTGTTATTTATTGTATCGTTGATACCATTCATCCATCTTTCAATTTCTCTACGAATTGCAAAATCTGTGTCATTGAATACAGTAGTTGTCCATACTTCAAATTCTCTTTCACCTGCAATGTATAATGTTCTTCCTCTAAAAGGTACGCCAATTTCTGTTAAGGCTTGTCCTGGTAAACTTGCAGCTTTACACATAAACGAAAATTGTTCTGTATTTATACCTGCAGTTACATTACCTAGAGGAGGTGGTAAAATTACCCTAAACTGGTTGGCACGAGCGCCACCGCCAGCAAGTCTTGATTTAAAATCGTTAATATTTGGCATCTTATCCTCCTACTTCTGTAAATGCTACACCAGTTCTCACTGCTATAAAGTTAAGAGTGATAAAGTTAATAGAACGAGTAGGTTTGATAAAGATATCAGCAACGAATTCGTTTCTATCAATGACTTCACCAGTATTATTAGTTTCGTCAGCCACTACTTTAAAATCTGTAAGACCTCTTCGTCCTTGAATTTCTCTCAAGAAAGGTTCTACTAGATTTCTAAACTGAGCTCTTGTAAATTCATCATTGAACTCAAAGAGTTGAAATTTAGCTGCAGTTGCAATTGCTTTTTCTAAAGTAATGAAAAGTCTTCTAACATTTATTCTATCAAAAGCACTTGGTTTAGCTAAACCAGTTTTGTCACCAAATAATACAGTTCCTTGTCCAGGAAATGCAACAATAGGATTGATTCTTGCTTTGTAAAGTTCATCTCTGATTGCTTGATTTGGTTGAAATGCCAATTTGACAGAACCTCTGATTTGTCCTCTAGTGAAACCACCAGGTGAGAAAAAAGGTTCAGCAACTTGTTCTGTTAGTGCTGTACAACCAGCAACATCACCGTTTAGTGGTACATAACGATAAGCGTCATTAAATCTATCGTACATATATTTGTATCCACTATCAAATACACAGTATGAGCTACTTGTAAGTACATCAAAGAAACCTTTGACATTAATTAATTGAGTGTTCGGGTCAGAAATACCGACTACATCATTTCTTTCAGGTGAAATGAAAACTATAGCATCTTTTCTTTTTTCTGCTATTGTAATTAGATTGTTTGCTAAAGCTGTAGTAGCTGTTGCAGCCATAATTAAGTTTACATCAATAGATTCTGCATCAGCAAACTTATCATATGCATCTAATTTTTCACCATCTGTTACAGCGTAATCGTCTGTACCACCAGCTAGTGTTGATGTTAATATTGCAGTAACATCTGCACCAGTTGCTAATGAATTATATGTGTTAGTTGATTGAACTGAACTATCACCTTTTAATACTTTACCCCAATCACCACTACCATCAATCATTGTTGTTGGGTGGTTAGTAACATATATAAATTGAGATTCTTCAAATATTCTATCAACATAGAATAAGTGTCTACCTTGTGGGTCTGTTGCATTTGGATTTTTAGAAAGATTTGAATATGTTTCTAAAACAGAATCTAATCTCTGTCCAGCTATATCATTATCAAATCCTGTGATATCACCAGTTGCATCATAAACAACTATATGTAATTCGTCATCTGCAATATTTCTTGCAGCTGCGTGTTCAGATGTACCAGGTTCACCGTCAAATAAATCAAAAAATCTCCATTTAACAGTAATATATGAATCGTCTGCTAAATCTGCGATTAAACCTTTACCAGCTGGGTCATCTAACTGTCTGATAGATATTGTTTCAGCTGAGTCATCTTTTGCATAAATTTCGTATCTTACACCTTCGTGACCAACAGCCCAAGTTGTTCTGCCGGCATCTGAATAAAATTCTACGATAGTTCCGACATCAAAATCAGCTGCAGCAAACGCATCTAATGTAATTGTATTTTCACCAGCTGTTGCTGAAGTATCATTTACTTGTTTGGCACTGTTTTGTGAATATGTATTTTTTGTACAAATGTCAACTTTTAATGCATTACCGTGAGTTCCTGCTGTTCTAGCAGTAAAAGCACCTGCACCTGCATTTGTTGTTGCATTTCTTAAATCTTGTTGATAATTAGACTGGTAATCAACATTATCTTTAATAAGAATGCCAGTACCATCTGAATCTGCGTTTAATACTCCACCTTGTGTTCTTACAACTCTCAAATTATTAGCATACTGTAAGAAATTAGCTGCAGTAAAAAAGTATTCATACTGATTACTTGAATCTTGGGGTTTACCAAAAATTCTAACTAAATCTTGTTCAGATGTAATAACTGTAGGAACACCTACTGGACCTTTTTCAAATGGTCCTGCAACTGCTCCGATTGCTGTAGAAACCGCAGGGACAATATTTGTTAAGTCAATCTCTTTGACCTGAACGCCTGGAGAAACTTGAAATCCCATACCTCTACTCCTTTGTGTGTTTATTTAAATCTACTACAATTATATTTATAAAAAAACGATTTTTGTATGTTGAGTTTTATACGAAGTCTAAATATAAATATGAGTGAACATTATCAAAAATATCGTAATACCATCAGAAAAGTAGCAAGAAGGCATAGAAGACTTAAAGATAAATGGATAAATGAACAATTAAGAGAGAAATCTTGTAGATATTGTGGTGAGTCTGAAATAGTTGTATTGAAATTTTATCCTGATGATAGAAAGATTCGCTCTGAATCTCAAAAAATTAGTCTAAAAGAGAATAAAAGAAATGAATTATTACAACAAATTGATAATAATGTTATAGTTTGTCATAATTGTTTTATTAAAAAAGACAATGATTTAATTGATGAAGAAGAATTTACCAATCTGTATCATACTTCCTAACAACTGGTGTCCAAGTTGTACCATATTCATCAATATCAGGTATAGGGTCATCTAAACCATTATCCACAAATCCAAAAGGTGCTAAGTCTTGTTCTAATTGATTTTGACTTTCCTCAAATAGTTTTGCTCTGACATCTGTATCAGTTAATTCTTTGAAGTATGTTTGTCCAGATAACCATGCAAATAATACACAACACATTATTAAATCGTCATTATGACCTTCTTCGGCCTGATATGATTGTCCGTGTAACACAAAAGAAGACATTTCTGATATAATATCAAAATCTTCTAATATAATCTTATCACTTTCAACCATAGTTTTTAAATTAGAACATCCTATTTTCTTTACTGCTTTAGTTGTTCTTACACCTAATTGAGATTTACCACCACTAAAACCACCACCGACTATTTGTCCAGCACGACCTCTCATACTAGCCATAATGAGATTATCATACTCTAAATCAAACTGTAATGAGTTAGCCACTTGATCACCAACATCATTTACTTCTACCATCACAAACGCATTATTGTATGCAACGGCAACATCTTTAATTATATTTGGAAACAACATAGGTTTTATTTCATTATTTTTATATTTACCTACCAATCTGTGTGGTAGTTGTGATACATCAATTACAATAAATGCAGAGGCATCACCTTGTACACCTCTAGCCACATCTGCAACTATTACATAAGTGTGATCTTTTTTTGGTTTATCATAAATATCTAATCCAGCACTAGACTTTATAGGTGTTCTTAATGGTATCGTTTTAATTTTTGCAGGATTAATTAAAGTATTAGATGAACCTAAAAATTCACATTCAAATTCTTTTTGAAACTGTGCCTCTGAAGTATTTGCAATTGTTTCTTGTTTCCACTTTTCATCTCTACCTGGTACTTCAGACCAATGTACTTCTATAGGAATATAAGTGTTCTTTTTACTTTCTGCATCTGTCCACATCTTATAATACATATTCATACCATTTGGTGTTGATACTATTATAATCTTTGTTGATTCACCAGATGAAATAGTAGGATAAACTGAACTAAAAAACTCTTCTGCTATATTTGTTGGTACAAATGCAAACTCATCTAAGAATATCATATTGTAAGAACCACCACGAATTGCACTTGATGATGTAGAAGCTGCAACTATTCGTGAACCATTTTCTAATTCTAAACTACCTTTGTTCCAAGATAGTATTCCTTGTTGTAACCATTTAGGTAAATGTTCATATGCTAATTGCAATCTAGAAAGTATATCTCTAGCAGTTGAAGCTTTGTTTGCTAGTATAGCGACATTCATATTCTCATTGAAAAGAACATAATGTAACATATATGAAACCATTGTTGTAGTTTTACCTGATTGTCTTGGTAATTTACAGATTACAAAACGATTATTGTGAAATGTACCAATCATTTCTTTTTGAAATGGATACATATCAAATGGCACTAAACCTTTATCTAACGATACAATTTTTATATAATTTTCTACAAAATACTGTGGGTCATTCATACATTTCTGAAACTCAAGTATTTGTTCTTTCGTGAACTCTTGTGGAGTGAAAGCTTTAGTTAAATTAGGATTACCAAGATATTGAGAATCTAAGCCCATTGAAGAGATACACCGTGTATTTTATTTTCACTAGTTAAAGATGAACCAACAATCTTCCATCTCATTTGTACTTGAGGTGAAGCTGTACCAGTTAAAGGAGTAGACCCAGTAAAAATTTTAGTTCCAGAAGAACCAGTTACATATCCAGAATCTGTTAGTGTAACATTATTAAATGTAGTATTATCTCTTGTTGCAGAAATAGTGAAATCAGATATACCATCAGGTAATTCTGCAAAGACTACTATTCTGGCTTTAATTGGTGTAGAGTTTGCAGTAAATGTATCAGATATCAAAGTTGTACTAGAACTAACTGTAAATCCTGAATTACCTGCAACAATTACAATTCCAGAACCACCATAACCACCTCTACCCTTGAGTGAGTAAGATGGGTCATTCGTATTACCAGCACCACCACCTCCACCAGAACCAGTGTTTACAGTACCTGGGTCTGCATCACCATTATAAGCATTACTTATACCACCACCACCTAATGGTTCATTAGATTCAGGAACAGCACTTCCACCACCAGCGTAATAAACTGCTGTTGAACCATCAGCTATATTATATTGAAGACCATCACCACCTGTGTTTTCACCACCAGGCTCAGCTGCTCCGCCACCAGCAGAAGATTGAGCGTTGTTAGCCCCATTTGTTGGTTGATTTGGACCCCCATCAGTTCCATATGTTCCTTGTAAATTAACTGTACTACGAATAGGAGTTGGTACGATACCTTCTTCAGGTATGCCGCCTGGATGTCCTGCTGGTTCTGGTAAACCAAAAGGAGTAGCAGGATGATTATCATTTTGTGTTGATTCTCCACCTAATTTAGCACCAGCTGGTGCTTGATATTGAGCTGCACCGCCACCAGAACCTCCGTGGTTCCAATATCTATTTGAACTATACCAATCACTAGTTGGTGTAGCTGCACCAGAGGGATTTGAATATGCATCACCTCTTCCACCGCCTTCACCTACGATTGTTCCTGCTGGACCAATAGGACCAAAAGATGAATCTTCACCAGCATATACATGCCCACTATGTGGAACAGTACCACTATAATTACCTTGAGGTGGAGAATATGATGGAGATGGCACAAAGTATGCTGTCCAAGATAATATTGGATTATTCATAGGATTTAAACCACCACCAGACCCCACATAAACTGAAACGGTGCCACCAGGTGTAACAGGTTGATTTGTTAAATATGTGAGACCACCAGCCCCTCCTCCACCACTTTGTACATATTGGTTAGTATTTGCACCAGCACCACCACCACCAATGACTAATACATCAACAGATGATGTTGATGGAGGCACATTATAAGTTGTTGGTCCTACAGTTGTAAATGATTGTCTATCTGCAGTGGGTGCAGGAAATGGATTAGGACCATCTAAGTTAGAATAGAAATCAGAACCTGAGTCATAAAATGAAGTAGAATTTTCGGCAGTATCCACACCAGATTCATCATTGAATTCGTCAACTACACCATCTACTAAATTAAATACAGTAAGGCCTTCATTAACCGCCATCTTAAAACCAAGAACGCCTATGTTGAAGGTTGCTTCACTAAGACCTTCAATATCTGGTATACCTCCTCCTCCAGCACCATTTAAAAATTGTGATGAAGGTACAGCACTTAAATCCATTTTAGATGTAGTAATATTAGCAGATGGTGAAACATCTGCATCCAATAAAGAAGTACCTATCTTAGTAGTATTAACATCAGACATTTTAGCTGATGGAATAGAACTATCTGGTAAATTCTGATTAGTTAATTTTGTTATGCCCATTGTAAAGATACACCGTGAATTTTATTTACACCAGTTAAAGAAGTACCTGTGATTTTCCACCTTAATTGAACTTGAGGACTTGCAGTACCAGTTAACGGAGTTAAACCAGTAAATATTTTAGTTCCACTTGAACCACTAACATAACCTGTATCAGTTAATGTTATAGGATTGAATGTTGTGTTATCTCTTGTTGCACTTACAGCAAAATCCGAAGTACCATCTGGTAACTCTGCAAAAACAACAATTCTTGCTTTAGTAGGTGTAGAATTTGCAGTAAATGTATCAGATACAAGAGTCATTGTATTGTTTATAGCTTGTGCAGTAAAAGAAAGATATATACCTCCGTCACCACCATATAGTGAAGTAGAGCCTGGACTTCCGTGTTCAGCAGTTGATGCTGGAAT